ACCTTGTTGCCCTGCTCGTCGAACTCTTGAGCAGCGTCCGAGAAATTGATCGCGCCACTAATAGCGCCAGACACGTTAGACTTGAAATCATCAAACGCTTTTTCGGCATCCTTTAAACGCGTCTTGAGAGTGTCAAGGCCTTCCTTAAACCAATCCCCAAACGTGTTTTTCAGTTTGTCTTTAGCCGACTCAGTAGCCGACTTCACACCCTCGACAAGTGGCGTGGGATCAATCTTGACCTTAGGGATTTTGTACTCGATAGCGCCAGCACGATCGGCGGCAGTTAAACCAGTACGAACCCAAGTGTTTGCTTCATTAGCGGCACCGGCAGCATACGCGGCACCAACGTTAGAACCAGTCTGGTATGCCTCATTATATGCGCCCTGCGTGCCAAGCATACTACTAACAACAGGCGCACCAATCGTAGCGCCCTGCTTTTTCGCCTCAACAATAACAGACTGGCCAAGAGTAGTAACAACCTTCTCGCCAATTTTCTTGACAGTCGTAGGCACCGACTCAGAACCAGTTTTGATACCGTTAATGAACGCCACACCGGCGGCGACACCAGCCTTACCGGAAGGCTCCTCAGTGCCCTTAAGTTTCGCCACAACATCGTCAGCGAAGTCTTTAAACTTATCGCGAGCTGCTTTAAGTTTGTCACCAATACCCGGTATCCACCCGAACATGAGTACAGCGCCGTCAAGAATTTTGCCAACAACCCAAGCCCACGTTTGCACCCACGTGCCAAGAATTTGGCGTACGAAGTTCCACAATGTACCGAACCCGTTTTTGATTGCGTCCCACGCGCCGGTGAGAATGTTGCGGAAAGTTTCCGACTTATTCCACAACACGACAAGCGCCGCACCAAACGCGACAAGGGCAACAATAATAAGACCAATAGGGTTAGCGAGCATCGCGGCATTAAGTGCCCACTGTGCACCAGTCATTACACCAGTCGCTACAGCCGTAGCAACAGACGCAACCTTATGCGCGACCATGGCGGCAGTCGTAGCAACCCACTGTGCACCCTGAACAATGAGTGCGGCAGTCTGCTTAGCGACAGTAGCCGTAAACTCGATAACGGCAGTTACGCCAGTTTTAACAACACCACCAAACTTAGTGAGATTCGTGGCGAAAGCAGACTGTGCAGCGTTAGCGTTACTAAAACCAAGCGCAAAATTCTGCAAACCACCAACAGCAGACTTCATCACACCGACAGTTGCAGTGATACCAGCGGCAACAGATTGGAAACTAGCGATCGTTTTACCAAGAATGAACGACAACGGGCCGATAGCCGCAACAATGGCAGCAATTATAACAGCCGTACGTTGACCGGTAGGACCAAGCGCCGTGAACTTATCAACAAGGCTTTGAAGGAACGGTATAACCTTTTGAGAAATACCTTGCACGATGGGCAGCAAAGCCTTACCGAAATTCTCTTGCAGCTCACCCCACGCAACAGACATTTTTTGCGTATCAGTAACGGTGGCTTTAGCCGTCCCGCCAACCTGCGCTTCGATAGCAGACAGAATCTTGTTCTGTGCTTCAGCCGTCTGGCCAGCCGCGACCATTGCCTTAATGCGTTCTTTCTCAGCTGCGGTAAACGTCACACCAGAACGAGTAAGAGCAGTCAAACCCTTAACCGGGTCCTGTAACGCTTTACCAAGTTGTGTCGCGTTCGTCTCCGCTGAACCGAAACCAGCCGACGCAAGATCGTAAGCGGCCTGCGTGGCGCGATCCATCGCGCCACCGGTCTGGTTCATGGTAACGCCAATTTGCTTAAACGTTAACAGTTTCGCTTGAACCGCTTTAATAGACTCGTCTTCAATACCGATCTGCTTAGATAAAGAATTTGCGTATTCGTTTAACCGCTTCGTCCCACCAGCATAAGCACCACCAAGGAACCCCATGCTTTTAGTGATCTGGTTAATGCGGGCGTCAGCCTTTTCAGCATCTTCAGCTGCCTTAAACGCAGCGACACCAAACGCCGCAATAGGCAACGTAGCAAACAGCGACATTTTTTTACCAAAATCGGCAAGCCCATTACCGAAACTAGCAAACTTATCGCCAACAGTTTTAGACTGTTTCTTTAAACTCTCAAGATCCTTTTGAAGCCGACGAATATCTTTGTCATCGTAGTCGCCATAAATGTGGACACCAATATCACCCTTAGGCATTACAGGCCCACCTTTCTAGCGGCATCATCAATAGCATTACGGATACGCGAACGGACATCTTCAATAACGTCGTAGTAGGCGCGTGCAAGAATACGCGGCTGTGTGCCACGGATAAGGCGATCATTATTTTTCAGTAAGTTACGGTTAAACAATGCGCCCGGTGTTTTCGACCCGGCATATTCAAAGATAGCGCCAGCCGGACTTTTCTGAACAATCTTGTAACCAAACTTTGTGGTAACCCCAAGGTTGCGTGACCGTACAGTTTCGCTTTTAAAACCACGCTTCACGTTAGCAACATCGAAACCAAGATCACGACCATCGGTGTAAATCCATTTACCCCAATTACTTAACGGCTGTTGCGTAACACGTGCTTTAGCCGCAGCAACCACAAGACTAGCCGCGCCACGCATCTCTTTTTTCAACTCTTTAGAAACGTCCTTATCAAACTTTTCTAAACGGTTAATGAAAGGCGCAAGCCCTTCAATGTCAACGCGGCTAGCCATGTGTTCACCCCTTTTGGGATTTACGTTCCTCAACACGACGCCAACGCAAATAGCGTTGCATCGTAATAATCATTCGGTCATCGTGTTCTAGGATTTGATTAGGGGTAACCCCGAACTCATAAGCCAAATGGATTATGCTGAAGTGTTCGGAGTCTTGGCCAAAGGGGCAATTTCTACCGCTTCACCAAATTCAACACCTTCAATAGTTTCAAGCCAAACATCAAACTCACCAGTGACACCAAGACCAGCACGACGCGACAACGAACGCCAAGCAAGCCAACAAATATCGGTAAGTTTCAACTCAGTTTCAAACTTCGCAACCGAACGCGAAAACTCGCGCTCGAAAGCAACGAAGTCGGCGGCAGTCACCGAAACGTCTACCGCCGACCCGTCAAGGTATTCAACTTTCAAATTCATGCGCATTACAATTTTTCCTTTCGCAGGCTAAGGGTTATTTAATTATGCAGTGGTTGCGCGAGTAACAGGACCCGTGATAGGGAACGAAACTGAAACCGTAGCAAGGTCACCAACAGCTGAATCAATAGGATTGTACTGTGCAACGAGAACATCGAAACGGTACTCAGGGTTAGTGGTACCGATTGCTGCCGTTCCACCGGGACGGACTGTAACAGCGGCAGTTCCACCAAGCAAAGGCCACAACAGGGAGTCGATCGAACCTGCCGCGAAATCTTGATGAAACTCGAAATCAACCGAACCGGACTTCAAGCCACCGATACGGGTACGGTAACCCGAGCCACCAAACGCGGTGGTTTCTACATCGTCAGCTTCCAGCGAGATTGTCACGGACGCAACCGAGGTCGTGACCGTACTACCGGCGAAAACAATCACCGGTTCTGTAACTACATATTTGGCCATAACGGCACTCCTTTTATGCGTAAACCGTGACCGCGAATTCGGCGGCTAGGTATGTGTTTTCTGAAATCTGAAGCGCGTTGTAATTACGCATTTCAGTTACTCGCAAAGTCTGGGCAGCCCCTGCGAGAGTCTTATCACGCTCAATAGCGGTTTTAATTGAAGTTGCACCAGTAGGTGCGCAATAGGCGTCAAGATTATTTTGGGCACTACGTTCATCCACGCGGCCAACAATCACCAGCACCGTGAACGTATAAGTGTCAAGACCACGCCCCATAGCAGTATCGAAACTAATACCATTCGGCACTACCACAGCGACAGGGGGCTTAGGGTCATCGGGGACAGTAGCAGCCGTACGAAGACCACTAATCGTGGCAAGGTTTGTTGCAAGCCCGGTACGGATAGTTGTGAGGCTCATTACGCCACACCGACAGGTGTGCGCCGGAATGGTTGCAGAATCATGGCAACGTCAGGGTCAAGACGGGAACCGACACGTACCGCGCCAATACCTTCAGCGAACCCAAGCACACCAGTAGGTGAGTCGTAACGCTTATATTGGCGTAACGCCAACAAGATCGTGGCGTGCTGAACTTGAGTAGGGACAGCGGTACCGAAACCAAACACGGCAGTGACCTGTACCGCGTTTTCCGCACCAACCTTAGGGAATGCTTTATCACCAGTGGAACGCAAACGGGTAACCGGAAACGCGATACCAGACGCGGTACGGTTACCCGGCTCAAGCTGCAAATCAGACGCCGACCAAGTGAGATCATAAGTGCCGTCAACGGCACTAGATGTGACAACCGTGAGCGCGGTGCCGGCTACGTCGTCAATGTTGCACACGTAATCGTTTTCTGCCGCGTAATAACGTGTCTCTGTACCGTTAGTGAAAAAGCGGCGTTCGCACCAGCCGTCTATCATGCGTGACGCTGTTTCGATAGTCATGTCAAGCAACGCGTCGTCTACGTTGTCTGTAATACGTGCCGCTGCTTTTACTTGCGCCAGCGTCGCGTATCCGTTAACAATCGCCACGGTTACCCCTTATGTTGGTTAAGTATCCGGTGAACTTCAACACGGATTGATTCTTGGTCAGTGATGCCTTGCTTAGTGAGCCTGTCGACAGCGCGATCAATGGCGTTAAACATGGCTTCGTCTTCAGGATTGGCTAAAAGAATGGCCTTCAAGTGCAAGCGTAGTGAACGGGTTAAGCGAATAAACATTTACGCCAACCTTTCGCAGGTAGTTAGCCGTACCGTCTAGCGCGTCCTGCCACAGCCTGTAATGCAAGTGACCGTCCGGATAGTCAGCAACACGGGCTTGCCCATCTAACTGGCCGCAGTCAACGCCAGCCAAAACAATGTTCGACGCGCCAAGGTAGTAAGCCCAATGCAACGCAAGTGTTACAGACGAAGGGCCGATGATGAATGTGTCAGGGTCGGTAGGCCAATGCGTTGCCGCATCAAATGCGCCGTACTGTTGATCGATGCTGGGCACTTTAAGAATATTGAAAGATGTAGCCGGCACCAGCGTGGTATCACTAGCGGGCACTTGCTCAATTTCAGTAGTGACCACGGGCAAGTCGGCGCGTTGTAGGGCTACGTTTTGTGCGTCGTCGTGGTGGTGGGTGACACTATAGAACTCACGCAACCCAAGTGTTACACCAGCAAAGTTTACGCATACACAAATTTTGTCGTAAAAAAACTTTGGGTCAACATGGTTTAACGTAGCGCCCGAACCGATAACGTATACGGTATCGCCAGCGTGAGCACCCTTATAGGCCTTATAGCCGCCGTGGCGCATTAGTCCCACGTGTTTGCCATACGCCGGTCTAACTGCCAGCCACCCGGGCTAAAGTCACCAACGGCCGCTTTGGTCTCATAATGCCGACGGTTATTATGAAACGTTTTATTATTTTTTTCAGCATAATTACTAGCTGCCAGCGTGCTCGAATTCGTGTGCCGAACCTCAACACCAGTATGCGTAACAGTTAGCCCGTGGTGGCTCATGCGGCGCTCATAATCCGTGTCTTCATAATAAGCAGGATAAAACGCTTCATCAAACAAACCAACAGTTTGCACCACATCCGCGCCAATAGTGAAGGCGCACCAAGGCGGTGTGCCGCCCGATAGCGCCAGCGTATCACAAGCAGCGGCAGCCGCCAATTTTTCCAACGCACCCGGCGGATACTCGACATCAAAATTAGACACCAGCCACCAAGGCGCGGCAGGCATAGACTTAATACCAAGATTCCACGAACCAGCAACACCAAGGTTACTAGGCATTGTCACAATGTGAACATTCCACACATTAGGCGCGGTAACCGACCTGACACAATGCCCATTGTCAATAATAACCAAATGCTCAACAGGATAATCAATCGTTTCCAACATGCGGTCAAGTAATTCAGGACGCGCCAAAATAGGCACGATCATAACCGGGATCACAGCGAATCCAAAAGTGGCCGCCACAAATCCGCGTACACTTTATCGGCGTCATAATTTTCCACCACAAACTTACGGGCCTTGTCAGACTTGCCTTCGCCTCGACGTTCGTAAGCTGCTTCAAGCGCCTTCACAATACTTTGCACGTTCGGCACATTAAACCAAGCAGATTGAGCAGCGTCCCAAAGTGGCTGACCGTCAATAACCCAACCGTCACCCACCAGTTCAGGTTGCGCCGTAAAGTTATTCACAATCACCGGTGTGCCCGTTGCTTGCGCATCAATAACAGTAATACCGAAACCTTCACCATACGTAGGCGCAAGTAGCACATCTAGACCCGTATAGATACAGGCAAGCACGTCGTCAGGGATACCCATACGGTTCTGGTACTGGTTAACGAACACAACTTGCTCGGGGCGCAAACTACACGCGGCAATTAACGTATCAAAATTGATACCACCCATAGCGCCATTACGGTCTGTGTGAAGATACAAAACCGCGTCAGGTTTGCCTTCAGCAAAAATACTAAACGCAAGCAGCTGTTCACCAAACGCTTTACGGTTAGGACTCACACCCTTATTAGCGTTCACCACACCGACAACAAACTTACCTTCATCAACGCCAATCAACTGCCGGGAAGTTTTCACCCCGCTACCAGTCTCAATACTATGCGTCGGTTTCATTACCTGAGTATTCACGGCATGAGGCACATACGAATGTTTAACGTCAAGACGCGCCAACTGTGCCGCACCAAACTTCGACATAGCGACAGGAAGCACATTAGGTTTCTTACAATACGTGGCGACCGCTGGCGGCATCGGCATATGATCAATCGGTACCCAAGACACAACCGGCAATTCGTCAAACGCTGGCGCCTTAAAAACCCACGTGTCATACAAAGTAAAAAGGTAAGGCTTTTTGTTTTTATGCTGCCGCGTCCAATCAGCGTAATATGCGGCAACAACGTCATTACTGTACGGGTCAAACCCTTTCGGGTAAACCTCGATACCGTTCCAGTCAGTGTTAGTAGCCTCAAGGCCATAATTTGCGGCAACCGCCATAGCGTGCCCATCGGCAGCCATACGACTCACCACTTGAGCCGTTTGCGTACCGTAACCGGTAGCAGCCCAAGGCGCGTTAGATAACCAAAGCCCAGCAAGTTTCACAAATAAAACCTTTCGCAGGAAGCACAGGAATGTTTCGCAGTGTTGAGAGTGTAGCCGGGCCAGTCCTGCGCTCTGACCCGGCTACACGTTTAGTGGTTAAACACTAAGCGGCATTGCCAGCAAAGTACTTAACAGCATCGGACTGACCGAGGTCACCCCAGATACGCATCGTTACACGGAAACCAACTTCATCGGTATTGAAGTAAGCATCATCTGAACGTGCTACTTCAATGCCGCCAACTTGGCGTACGTGGTATGACGAGGTTGCACCGAACAGCACTGACTTAGCGCTGGTTGCGATTGCTGCAACGTCAGGGTTTTCGTAAATAGGGAAACCCATGAACGAATCAACAACGCCAACCTGAGCTGCCGGAACGTACAGGTATTGGCCTGCACTGTCCTTCAACTTACGAAGTGCGCCCATTGTTGCGCGGCGCATCATCCAACCGGCACCCTGACGGACGTAAGCGCCGTCAACAGAGTGTGCAAGGTCAATGAGGTTGTCGGCAGTGAACGCGCCACTAACAGCGGTTCCACCTGTGACACCTGAACCGGCAGCGGTAACAATACCGTTAGCCTGAACAGTGCCGGTACCAACGGTGAGAAGGTTATTCACCTTGATACCGATTGAAGTACCGAGGGTGCGGCCAAGGTAGGTTACGAGGTCGATACCGGAATCGGTAAGCAACTCGCGGCTAACCTTAGTGAGCACTGCAACCTTTTGTGACTTCAACGTGATGCTAGAGAACGTTGGGTCAAGTGGGGTGATAGCAGTTGCTTCAGCGATAGCAGTACCGAGTGGGCGGCTAGCCTCAACTGGCACCTTGATGTCTTCACCGCTAGCGGTGTTCAACAAGGTAACAATGCCACCGTCAAGCATAGGTCCAACGGTAACAAGCTTCTCCTGTAGCACGTCATAGAATGACTGTGGAACCACTGAAGAATCATCGCTGGTGTTAAGGTCGCGGCGCTCAAACGTATGAGTGCGAACCTCACCACTAGCAAGACCACGCACAATATCAAAGTCACCGAAAGTACGGGAAGCGCGTGCTTCACGAACTTCTGGCGCATCAATCATTGACGCTTCGATGTCGCGTGAACGTGCTTCGGCCTTCTGCAAATCTTCGATAGCCTGTGAACGGGTATCAATATCAGCCATCATACGATCGTATGACTGCTGTTCTTCGCCTGACAGGTCGCGCTTTTCTGCAGCTGCCGCGTCAAGCAAAGACTTAGCGGCGTGCCATGCTGACTGGCGTGCCTCAATCTGTCGCTTCAAGTACTCCATGATGGGTACCTTTCTAATAGTTTTGGTTTAACTTACATAAACGCGGCGCGGCTCCGCGCACGCACAACCAGCCGTCGGCTCCGACGTACCGGAAATCTTTAAGGATTAACCGACTTTGCTAGAAGGTCAATCTGCTTAAGCAGCAAAGACACCGGTATTGAAGTAGTCACTTCAATATCAATATCTTCACCCTCAGTAACACTAGCGTCAATCGGCCCGTCGTAGCCAATTTCGGTAATAGGTTCAACACCCACGACGTCACCATTGGCAGGGTTTGCAGGAACCATAAGCACATCCTCGTTCATACCGGAATCAATTTGCATAGCGTCAATAACGTTCATAAGCACAGCGGCCTGCTCGGGCGTGAGTGTGTTTCCTGCCTGAAGTTCTGCAATAGCTGCCGCAAGTTCATCAACGTTTACACTTGCCCGCTTCGCTGGCACTAGCCATGAACGAACAGCCGCCGTTGTTTGTGGATACGCTGGCATACCAGTAACAACACTCACTTCATGCAAACGCACTTCAGCAAGGGTACGTTCGTTACCGCTAGCAGACCAAGTATCCTTCACTGTCGAGAAGCCGAAACTCATTCCCGTAATGTCGCCACGCTTAACAAGTTCCCGAATGTCATTACCCCAAGTAGTGTTAGGTAAATCAATCTCAACATAGCCACCGTCGGCCCGATCCTCAATACGGAGAGTCTTAGCACGAGTAGAACCAAGCAAAAGACGGTCGTCGTGGTTGACGTATGCGCGAATGTCATTCTTTGACTTCAACGTGCGCGTGAAAGCACCCGGTGCAATACGCTCCGTAAACGGCAGGGGCAGGCTTGGCGCATTATATTTCCACGCGTAACCGCCAAACGTCATACCGTCGCCATTTTCCATAGCGCGAATTTCTGTAATCTCCGCATCAAACGTACGAATTTCCATACCGTTAGATGACGCGGCACGACTACCCGGATCACGCTGACCACCCGGGTCAACCTTTTCCGACAATGACGCGGCAACCATTTGGTCAATAGCGTCCTGCTTGTTCACGTGACAGCCAATAACACGGTCGCCTTCAGTAATGGTAGCCCACCCTGAACAATCGGGTGACTTGTCTGTAATGTAGTACGGCATTTTTAATCCTGCCTCATAATCGCTAGTTTACAAACCTGACCATTAGTTGAAGCGTAGACCGCTTCGCCCGGGTAAAGGTTTAATTGGATAACATCGCCACCGCGCAAACGGATAGCACTACCAGCGGCACCAATATAAATATCGTTACCGCCGTTGTATTGTTCAGTAAAGCCAAGTTCAAAATTGACCTTACCGTTGCCCGTTCCAACAAAGTTCATTGCGTAACTTGTAGAAGGCTTGAGTGTAATAACTTTAGTTGAAGCAAGACCAGCACCGGCTTGGTTACTTGCAACCACATATTCGGATGAAACTTGAGTACCACCAGTAACGTTCGTGGCAGCTGTAAGCGTAGCCGCATACGTGCCAGCAGTATTAAGGTTAAGGTTATGCGCAGTCACGGCAGCACCAGCAGTAAACGATGCAGGCGACTCGATAAGGTACGCGTGTACTGAAGCCGACTCGGCAACAATATTGTAATACTCAAACTGTGCACCATACGCGCCGGTAGTCATCGCAAACGATACAGTGCCACCGCTAGAAATTTGGAAAAAAGCATTAACCGACCACACGGAACCGGCGCGGCTATAACTACCTAATTCGCTTTCCGGCTGCTGGTTCTGCAAAATAACATGCTGGTTATCAACCGACGGCGCAACAACCATACTGGCGTTACCGTTAACCGAAACGGCGCTATTCGTTATCGTCATCAGTTGCCGATATACGCGGCGGCAGGGTCTTCAGGATCAAACAATGAAGCAGCCTGCAACTGGACAGAAGGCAAACCAGTATGTTCGATAGGTGACAACCCGACAGCAATAAGAGCCTGCGCCGGATCGAAACCAAGAGTGACAAGTTTCGCAACCATACCAACACGTTTTTCAGTCTCAACAATGTTAGCCGCGTCAAGATTCACGTTAGCAAGGGGCACGCGATACACGTCGCCACCATCAACAGGAGTCATATCCTCATACCGGTGAATATCGTTAATAGACATGAAACCGGCCTGTGTCGCCATATTGTAGGCACTGAAACGTTCAGTAAGTTTAGCGCGAAGCAGCGAATCAACGTTAAACTTTAGAAACACGCCAGACGGCAGCAACTTACTGTAAGCCGTTTCAATCTTTTCAATATACGGCAACAACGTAAACTGAAGAAACGCCTTATTAGATTCTTCAACCGACGCATACGACATAGCGCCCGGCTTCGTTGACTGCAACAAATGCGGTGGAATACGGAAAATGCGTGCAACTTCCTCAACACTAAATTCACGCGATTCAAGCATTTGCGCTTCATTAGGTTCAACAGACGTCTTCACCCACTTAGCGCCAGCCGACAAAACACCGGGACGGTGAGACTTACGCAAACCCTTATGGTTACTTTCCCAACCATCCTTCAAACCTTCAGCTTGTTCCTTCGTCAATTCGCCCGGCGTCTCAATAACACCACTCAACACCGAACCATTACCGAAAAACGCTGCACTAAAATCTTCAAGCGCCTTAGCAAGACCAAGCGTTTCCCTAAGTTCAGTAATGCGAGAAACGCCACGCAAACCACCCGGCTTACGCAACTCAGTCAAATGCACAACTTCGTCTTCAGAAAGAGTGTACGCGCCATTGTCAAGAACAAACTTAATGTTGCCCGTGATCTTATCGCGCACAACCTCAACACGCGTAGGATCAATAACAGTCAAAGCAACAACATCACCAGCAGCATTACGGACAATGCGAGTAAACGAATTACCATCAATCATTAACGACACAAGAAGCATTTGATAATGGTCGGCACGCTCAACTGACTTATCAGGCTCAGGGTCATTCACCCACTCAGGGCGTGGACGGTACGGGTAGCGGGCGCCGCCACGGCGCTCGAAAGTATCAAGAGGCAATGTAGAAATAACGTCAGCGATGAGACGCACCGACGCATACACGGCAGCGATTTGCAAACTATTCTTTTGAGTAATCGACACACCAGCACGCGTAGCGGCAGGCATTTGTCCGCCAGTCTCAAAAAGAGATTGCGCCGTCACAGTACGCTTTTCGCCTTGCAAAAATCTTCCAAGCATTAGCGCCCACTCTCAACAGCAATACCAATAAATAACAAACCAACACCAGCAACAATCAACGCCGCCGGGACACTCAACAACGCCACGCCAACAACAGTAGCGGCAAGCCCCACAATTTGAAGAATAGAACCAAGCACAATAACCCCTAGTTAAAAGAATTGCGGGACAGGAACAACCTCAGGTGCCGCCTGATTCACGGCACGCTCAACACCCATAACCGCCGCAACCGCAAGGTCAATACGGCGCTGACTGTTTTTCGTCTCTTTACTAATACGCGTACCCCGAGAATCAGAACGCAACACCGCATTAGACACATGCCGTGTAAGCGCCGGATTACCGTCATGCGTCAACGCCCGAGTAGTCACCATATCCGTAAACCGTTTCGTGGCCGGCGTCATACGCGAAGCTGACTGAGGAAACTCCGTAACCGGCAAACCCTCTTCAGCAAGCACTTCAAGAGACCGCGCCCATAAATGTGGGTCGGCAGTAATCTCTCGAACCTGCCAACGCAAACACGCGGTACGTATCGCTTCCTCAACATCAAGAATAGGCACACGCCACTCCTGCGCACCCGGCGGCTTCTCCCAATGGCCCGCAACCATCACATGCGGATACTCGCCAATCTCAATAGCAACCAGCGCCGTAGAGTCACCACTAAACGAACCATCAAGAGCAAGCACAACATCCACACCGTCAGATATTTCACGCGGCACCTGACATTCATCCCAAGCCACCTGCGACAGCCATTGGCCTTGCAAGGATACAGGCCGGTTAAACCAGTACCGTTCCCACTCAGCCGCCGACGTTTGAGGATCATCAAACGAATTAGCGATAGCCTCGAGGTCCATCCATTCAGCTGCCGGACCATACACTTCACGCAACCCGTTCATGCGATGGCCCTTAAATTTAGGGTCATGCTTAGGGCCAGCCTGCTTATGGTCAAACAACAAACCACCATCAGCGACACGCTTCTCAACAACAGCCTTAGCGTACTCGTGCGTACCCTCAGCAACCGAACCTTCACCCGGTGCGTACATGGTAGTAGTCTCCATACACCAGCCGGACGCAATCTTACGCTTCAAAAGGTTACGCAACACGACCTGATGCATACGCTTCAGTTTCGGCAACACCCACAAATGAGTTTCGTCAAACACCGTAAACGTAGACTTGCCACCATCCTTAGACGAATCAGCCGCAGACTCCGGACTAATGACGCCACCGTTAGGCAAATTGATACGCGTCAAACCAACATCAATACGCCCATACGCTTCAACAAGTTCAGGGGAACAAGTCTCAGGGTTCAACATGTACCGGATCGCGTCATACGTGTTACCGGCCTGCCCAAGTTCAGTAGCAAAACACAACACCTCAGGACGCTGCACAGTAGCCCCGACAGGTTCACCTTCCTGATACTGGTAACCCCAATCGGACACTTCACCAGCCGTAGCCCAATGGTCAAAACGCACCGGGCCAATCGCCTCAGCACACGCCACAAACGCCGCAAGTTCAGACTTAGCCCGACCCTTAGGGCGCGAAATCACGCCACGGCGAACACGCCTAGACCCATCAGGTTTAAGTTCATAACACCTATACACAAACGCCGCAAACTCGTCATCAAGCAAAATAGGTTCGCCCTCAATATCGCCCGGGCCGTGAACAAGAAAAGTCTCCACCCAATCAATCAGCTGCGGCCCAAGACTCAACACGAGTTAGCCCTCAACGATAGCAAGCAAACGTTCCCGACGGTCATTAGTCATACGTTGAGGCTTAGGCGCGTCATCAACTTCTTGAGCAATCTCAAGACGCAAACGCAAACGATCTTCAGGAGTCGCACCAAACTTCGACACACGCTGACGCAACTCCGCCGCCACACCAGTATTACCCGACCACAACTCGTTATGAAGCAGCGCAGTATCGAGAAGGAAATCCCAATCAGCTTCAATAAACGTAGACGCCAAAGGCGACTCACGCCACGTACACCACCACGCCACAGTACGCTCACACCAAGGAACACCAACCGGCAAATCAGGACCACGCACCACACCATCAGCCGACAGTTGTTTAAACTCAGCCTGCCGACGCGCCGTATCATTCGGGCGTGAACGTTCCTTCTTAGGGGCAGGACCACGACCAGCCATTACGCACGCTCCAAAAGATTATCAACCCACGCCTGAATATCGGCAAGACGCTTAGGCGCACCATCAAACACGTTATTCGTTACCGTGATATATCGGTGGCGGTCATAAATTTCGACACGATCCAAACGTCGACCCTGACCAACATGCGCCAAACCCCACACATGCAAACCATCACCCGACGGCGAAACCTCAACAAACGTATCCGGCAACCCGTCAAGAACATCGACAGCCCACGGCGCAAGCACACCATCTACGAAACAATGGTCAATATCAACGCAGGTAATGCCATCACCAGCAAGCACAAAGCCCACACCGACACCAACACGAGACTTAGCCGCAACCACATAAGACGCCCACGTTTCTTCATTAGTAGACGAAGCCGAACCAAAACCAGTGGCACGCATCGGTACCTTAGCGGAGTTCCATCGCACCCAACGGTCAATGTCGGTCAGCTGCTTAGGTGGACGGCTTTGACGGTGTAACGCAACCCGGCATTTTGTTGAACAGGTACGCGCATTAGCCCGCGCCGTAAATTGTTGCTGGCAGTATTCGCAGGTCATAAAAGAATCATACCGTAACACTTAACCAAAGTCAGCATGTAACACTTAAATGGTCGAGCCAATATAAGCCACACACAGACACTAAAAACAAAAACCGACCACAAAAAACAAAACCAATGTGCTACCCTCACCAGCATGAACCACCACGCCGACAACGCTACTTCAAAAAACAACCTGACCTGCACAC